AACCTTGGGACGGCGCGTGCGGGGTATTTCATCCATTGATTACTGAGGCGATTGTTAGGTTCCAAGCGGAGATGGTGACGGAGACATTCCCGACCGCTGGGCCTGTGCTGAGTAAGATTATTGGAAAAGAAACTCCTGAGATAAGAGAAAAGGCGATCAATGTTCAAGATGATATGAACTTTGAATTGACTGAGGAAATGAAGGAGTTTAGACCAGAGCATGAGAGGATGTTGTTCTCTTTGCCTGCGGTGGGTTCTACATTTAAGAAGACTTATTACGATCCAGGATTGGGTAGACCTGTGTCGATGTTTGTTCCAGCAGAAGATATTATTTTGCCGTATGGGACAACGGATATGGATACGGCGTACCGCGTTACCCATGTGATGCGTAAGACAAAGAATGATATTGTTAAATTACAACGCGCTGGATTTTATTTAGATATAGATTTGCCTGATCCACAGAATGATAAGAGTGAGATACAAAAGGGGAAAGATAAAGAGACTGGGTTTAATGATTTAAGCGATGAAAGATATACTCTGTATGAGTGTCACGTTGACTTAGACCTAGAGGGGTTTGAAGATGAGGATGAGGATGGACCGACAGGGATTATGCTTCCCTATGTTGTTACTTTCATAAAGGGTACAAATGAAGTATTGTCGATTCGGAGGAACTGGAAGGAGGGCGATGATCTTAAACTTAAGCGCCAGCATTTCGTACACTACCAATACATCCCAGGATTTGGAGCTTACGGATTTGGACTCTTCCATCTCATTGGGGGATATGCAAAGTCGGCGACAAGCATTATGCGTCAACTGGTGGACGCGGGAACTTTATCTAACTTGCCTGGAGGTCTTAAATCCAGAGGACTTCGGATTAAAGGTGATGATACACCCATTAGGCCAGGAGAGTTCAGAGATGTAGATTTAGCATCTGGAAACATTAGGGATAGTATTCTTCCGTTACCTTATAAAGAACCAAGCGCGGTATTGGCTGGATTGTTAGGTACGATTGTTGAGGAGGGCAGGAGGTTTGCCGCTACTGCTGATATGCAGATTAGCGATATGTCTGCCCAAGCTCCTGTTGGAACTACGCTGGCATTACTAGAGCGCCAGTTAAAAGTGTTAACGGCGGTGCAGGCTAGAACACATTTTAGTTTAAAGCAAGAGCTTAAGTTAATAAAGAATTTAATTCGAGACTATACAGACGAAGACTATACATATGATCCTGAATATGGGGGACGCAAGTCTAAGAAGGCTGATTATGATTTAGTTGATATTATTCCTGTTAGTGATCCTAATGCCGCTACCATGTCTCAACGCGTGGTGCAGTACCAAGCCGTTATACAAATGGCGCAGATGGCTCCGCAGATATATGATTTGCCACAGCTACATCGTTCAATGCTTGATGTTTTGGGGATTAAAAATGCAGAAAAACTCGTTCCTTTGCCAGACGATCAGAAACCTACGGACCCTGTATCTGAAAACCAAGCGGCGCTTAAAGGCAAACCGCTAAAGGCATTTCAGTATCAGAACCACCAAGCGCACATCCAGATGCACCAAGGGTTATTGCAAGACCCGATGGTTGCGGCATCTATAGGGCAGAATCCGCAGGCTCAGCAGATACAAGCGGCACTACAGGCGCATATTGCCGAGCACGTTGGATATATGTATAGACAACAAGTAGAGCAACAGTTGGGTATGGCAATGCCTAAAGAAGAGGAGAAGCTTGATCCTAAGATTGAGTACGCTATGTCAGACATGATGGCAAAAGCGGCGCAACAAGTATTACAGCAACACCAGGCGGCGGCGGCTCAGCAACAAGCGCAACAGCAAGCACAAGACCCGCTTATACAGTTACAGCAACAAGAGTTGCAGATTAGACAGCAAGAAGTTGCAATCAAACAGCAGAAGATGCAACAAGATATGCAGTTGGCACAGTCTAAGTTGCAAACGGATTCCACACTTGAGGCGGCACGTTTGGCGCTTGAGAAGGAAAAGGTTTCTGGTACTTTACAGTTAGGAGCTATGAAAATTGGTGCAGATATACAGCATCAAAAAGAAAATATCAAATCTCAAGAGATGCGTACTGGAACGCAAGTTGGGGTTGATATTGCGAAGACAAAATCTCAACAAGAACTTACGGCTCGCCAGGCCGCTTTAGAGCATGGCAGAGAGATGGAAGACAAGCGCATGGACGCTAGGAAGACAGCTCTTGAACACGGAGAAAACTCCGCAGACAGATTGCATACCATTCAAAAAGATCATCTTGACAGACAGCAAGAGAATCTTAGGATGGAGCAACAAGCACGGCAAGCCAAGCAAGCCGCCGAAAAACCAAAGGAGAAATCTAAATAATGATACAAGACTTCGCACGCGTATTGCGCGAATACATACGCAAAGACATGAACAACTACGCTGATGATCTCGCGGCGGGAGTATGCAAAAATTTTGACGAGTACCAAAAACTCTGTGGGGTGATCCAAGGTCTAGCCATTGCAGAGCGTTATGTTATTGATCTTGCGGAAAAGGTAGACAAAGATGAGTGATTTAATTCTTCCACCAGGCGTGCAAATGCCTGAACCCATCCAACCTATTGAGAGCCCAGTAGAGGATGCAACAGATGAGCAAAAGGCTACAGCGCTTCCAGACCCAGTTGGTTACAAAATACTTTGCGGAGTACCACAGGTATCCGATAAGTTAGATGGAACCGAGCTTGATTTGGTTAGACCTTCCCATTTCGCACAGCAAGAACAGAGCGCCACAACCGTTTTGTTTGTGTTGAAAGTAGGACCTGACGCATACCAAGATAAAGAAAGATACCCAAATGGACCCTGGTGCAAGCCTGGTGATTTCATTTTGACTCGAACTTATGCTGGTACACGTTTCATGATTTTTGGCAAAGAGTTTAGGCTTATTAACGAAGATCAAGTAGATGCAGTTGTGCAAGACCCACGCGGTATTACCCGTGCTATGTAAAGGAAATATATGAACGACACATACAAATTTCCCGATGAGATTGAAAACAAAACGGACGTTGAGATTGAAACGGACGGTGATGAGTTTGAAATTGAAATCGTGGATGACACACCCGAAAAAGACAGGGGCAGACAACCTTTAAACAAGGAAGTTGCAGACCCTACAGAAGATGAAATAGCAAGTTACTCTCAAAATGTTCAGTCCCGCATCAAGGAATTGACGCACGCTAGACACGATGAGCGTAGGAAAGCAGAGTCTATTGAGCGCGAAAGACAAGAGCTGGAAAGGCTTACTCAGCGATTGATTGAAGAAAACAAGACTCTAAAAAACAACGTTAATGCTGGCCAGGAGATGATTGTTTCATCTGCCAAACAAAAGGCCGAAGCTGACTTGGTTTTGGCTCGTAAACAGTATAAGGAAGCACAAGAAGCCTATGATACTGATGCCATTATTGCGGCTCAAGAAGCATTGACAGAAGCCAAAATGCGCTTTGAACAGGTTAAGAATTACCGTCATACCCCTTTACAAAGTGAAGACAATGATGTACAAACTCAACCTAGACAGACTCAACAAGTTAGACCTGACGAAAAATCCCTGCGCTGGCAGGCAAAAAACCAGTGGTTTGGTTCTAATGGGTTTGAAGAAGTTACCAGTTATGCACTAGGACTGCACCAAAAGCTAGTCAATACGGGCATTGACCCGCGTTCCGATGAATACTATCAAGAAATAGATTCACGCATCCATTCAAAGTTCCCAGAAGTATTTGGTGAACCAGAATCAAAATCTACGGCTCAAACCGCTAAACGTCCTTCAAATGTTGTTGCTCCTGCTACTCGTTCATCGGGTGTCAAAAAGGTTCAGCTAACACCTACGCAAGCCGCGTTAGTGAAAAAGTTTAATCTTGATCCGAAGAAATATTATCTTGAACAACAAAAATTGGAGAAACAAAATGGTTGATGTTAAAAAAACCCGTGATTTAGAAACACGCGAAAAAGAAGTTCATATTGATTACAAGCCTGCTAGTTCACTACCAGACCCAACACCTGAACCTGGTTATGAGTATCGCTATGTGCTAACTCATATCTTAGGCAATCCAGATGCCATTAGATTGTCTCGTATGAGGCGCGATGGATGGGAACCAGTGAAAGCTTCAGATCACCCAGAGCTTATGCTTGAAGGTTCTGTAAACGGTAATGTCGAAATAGGTGGATTAATTCTATGTAAAAACACCGTAGAAAAAGTCAAAGCTTATGATCGGTATTACGCTAAGCAAGCCGCAGATCAAATGGAATCGGTTGACAACAGTTTTATGAAAGATAACGATCCAAGAATGCGCAAGTTCTCTGAGAAATACTCTGAGGTCACACGCGGACGAGGGTTAAGTGCAAGTCTCAAATAAAGGAATTTAAATGGCTTATCCTATTATCCCAGCCCCTTACGGGCTAAAGCCTGTAAACCTAATTGGTGGTAGGGTGTTTTCTGGTTCAACCAGAATGTTCCCTATCAACAACGGTTACAGTAACTCGCTCTTCAATGGTGACATTGTTGATATTGGTTATACAGGAGCTACGATTGGAACATTGATCCAAACTGGCTTGACATATAACAGCACATCTGTTCCTTCCTCAAACACCATTGGTGTATTTGTTGGTTGTGAATATACAAATACTAGCGGTCCAATTTACGGCAAAAACCGTTTCAACTATTGGCAAGCTAGTACAGCCGCAACAGACTGTATTGGTTATGTTGTTGATGATCCACAAATGATCTTCAAAGGCGTTGTTGTTAACGGTGGTACAGCTAACACTGGTACTGTAAGTTCAACATTTACTCCTTACTATGCTAACAACGCATATATTGGTGCAAATGCTTTCTATACAGGTCCAGGCGGCTCTACAACTAGCGGTGACTCTACTGCTGGTATTGCTCTTTCTGCTTCTGCTACTACGACATCTACAACAAGTGCTCCATTAACAAGTGGTGCTCCTTTGCGTATTGTTGGAATGGTTCCAGATACAGCAGTAACAGTGTTGCAAACAGGTACAAGTTCTAGCACAACTATTACTTTATCTGCCGCTAACTCTGGTATTGTTGCTGGAATGGCTGTTAACGGCCCTGGCATTTTGGCAGGTTCAAACACCTGGGTAACCAAAGTAAACGGTACAGCAGTAACTATCAGCTCCGCTGTTACAACTGCACAATCGACTGCTGTTGGTTTTTCATTCACTGGCTATCCAGAAGTATTGGTAACTTGGAACTTTGGTTTCCACAGCTACTTCAATGCTACTGGCGTTTAATTAAGGAGCTAAAACATGGCTATTTCACGCGCACAACTACTGAAAGAGTTGCTCCCTGGATTGAACGCATTGTTCGGTTTAGAGTATGCCCGTTACGGCGAAGAGCATAAAGAAATCTACGAAACAGAGAAATCTGAGCGTAGCTTTGAAGAAGAAACCAAGCTGTCTGGCTTCTCAGCCGCACCAGTCAAAAACGAGGGTCAAGCCCTTTCTTATGACAATGCACAAGAGGCATTTACAGCCCGCTATAACCACGAGACTATTGCTCTTGGATTCTCAATCACTGAAGAGGCGATTGAGGATAATTTGTACGACAGCTTGTCTGCTCGCTACACCAAGGGTTTGGCTCGTGCTATGGCATATACCAAGCAGGTCAAAGGCGCTTCAATTTTAAACAACGCATTTAACAGCCAATACGTTGGCGGTGACGGCGTATCTTTATTGAACAGTGCTCACCCATTGGTTAACGGTGGTACAAACGCCAACACTCCATCTACTCC